GTTCTGTGATGGATCAGAGTTGCCGATTGGTGACTACCCAGATTTATTCAGTGTAATTGGTTATTCATACAAACCACCATCGGAACTAATCGGAAAATCAACATTTGGATTACCTGATATTAGAGGAAGATTTCCTCTAGGTCGCGACAACATGGACAATGATAATACAGTTCCTGATAAAGTTGATCCGAGAATTCAAGTACCTGCCGGCGGCGGAAGTGCAAACCGTGTCACTGATATTGTTGCAGATACGCTAGGTGCTGGCACTGGTAATCCGGGCAGTACAAGAGAATACATAACTCTTGGCATAGACAATTTACCCGATCATAAACATAATTTAAACAGTGGATTAGCACAATATTATGCTTCAGGTTTACCTGGCGCAGGCCCTGACAGAGGAGCTGAACCGGGACTAGGCATGCCGGCAACAAGTACTGGGTCAGGCTTACGTAATAGCGGAGCTGTAGATAATCCAACTACTAGTAGACCATTTAATGCTATGAATCCATACTTAACTGTTAACTACATAATTTTCACTGGTGTAATCTAATGAGCTATATTATTAATAAAACTGACGGGTCTGTATTAACAGAAATAGTTGATGGTTCAATTGATCAACTATCAACCGACGTAACGCTAGTTGGTAAAAATTCATCAAGTTACGGTGAATTGTTTAACGAAAATTTTATCAAATTACTAGAAAATTTTGCCAATACTACTCAACCTAATTATCCGATTGCCGGCCAATTATGGTATGATACTACAGAGGGTCGTTTAAAAGTTTATGACGGTACTGGATTTAAGGTTAGTGGCGGCACTATTGTAGCTTCAACTGTTCCTAGTAGTATCGCCCAAGGCGATATTTGGATTGACAGCTACAGAAAACAGTTGTATTTTAATGACGGTTCTCAGAATATTTTAGCTGGCCCGTTATATACATATCAACAAGGACTATCAGGTTTTCAAAGTTTAGACTTATTAGACACAAACAACATACAGCATACTATTTTAGTATTGTATGTTGGACAAGTACTATTAGGAGTTTTTAGTAATTCTGAATTTACCCCACTTAATGACAGTAATATTTCAAGTGTATGGTCTGGAACTGTGAAAAAAGGTTTTACAGTTACTCCTAATTCTTCTATTAAATTTAATGTTCCTGCTAGTCAAGCTGATTCGTTAATAGCAGAAGATGGTTCTGCCAAAACTGCTGAATCGTTTTTGCAAGTTAGTCCTACAGACGGCTACACAGTCGCAAACGGACAGATTCGAATTTTAAAAAATCAAGCATTAATTATTGGCGCAAATCAAAATACTGAAATAAAAATTGATAACTCGTCTTTACAAATTAATTCAAATGTAATTAATCAAGACTTTGAGATTAACAGCTTTAACGGTTCAGGTTTATTGCCAAGTATTCATATTAGTGCAGGTAATGCACTAGTTGGAATTTATACTGATACCCCAACCCATACATTAGATGTTAATGGTGATGCACGAATTCGTGGGGATTTAGTAGTAGAAGGTTCTACCACTACTATTAATACTACAAATTTAGCAATTGAAGATTTACTAATTGAAATAGGCAAGGTTGCTAGCCCATCTAACGGAACAGCTGAAGGTGGCGGTATTAAATTAGTAGCAGGAGCGGATGTAGATAAAACAATAAAATGGAGTTCAACATCTGAGGCATGGGATTCTAGTGAAAATATTAACCTTGCAGCCGGCAAAGTTTTTAAAATTTCAAATTATGAAGTTTTAAGTCAAACACAGTTAGGATATACAGTTACTAGTGCTCCAGGGTTAAAAACAGTTGGCGAGCTAGATGAACTACAAGTTAAAAATTTATACTTTGTTAACAGTACTATTAGCTTTTTAAATCCAAACGTAGGTACTGGAACTATTACACTAACTCCAAAAGGTGTTGGTATTACCCGAGGTACAGTAGACGTATCTTCGTCAAGGATTTCAAGTTTATTAGACCCGGTTGATTTATCAGATGCAGTAAATTTAAGCACACTAGCATTTGCAGTAAGAACAGTACCGCAAGCAATCAGCGTAAATATTGGAGTACAGACCGAACAACAGCTCGCAGTTAATGTGTTATCTAAAATATTTCCCCCGGCTTTATTTGATGAAAATACAGAATTAAGAGTTTGGTGTATAGATACTGATACTGCAAAGTACTATAAACTTGTAAGTAGTGTCTGGACATATCAATCAGACTTATAACAGCACACTAACAACTATCTAAAATAGCATAAATACTAGGAATAAGGAATAACGGAAAATGCCATATACCATTAACAAATATAACGGAGCCGTAGTAGCAACAGTCGCTGATGGTACCATTGATAGTACTACTGATTTAAAATTTATCGGTAAAAATTACGCCGGCTACGGTGAAGTCCAGAACGAAAACTTTTTGTTTCTATTGGAAAATTTTGCCAATACTACACAACCTCCAAAACCATTATCTGGACAACTATGGTTTGACAGCGGATCAAGTAAATTAAAGTTTTATGATGGTGCAAAATTCCGCACAACCGGCGGCGCAGAAGTTGGAGTTAATGCTCCAACAGGCTTAACTATTGGTGATTTTTGGTGGGATACCATCAATAAACAACTTTATACTTGGGATGGCTCTACATATATTCTAGTTGGCCCACAAGGTGTAGCAGGTCAAGGAACTACACAAATGCGTAGCCGTAGCGTTAAAGATACTTATAATGCTACTCATGCTATTATTGAAGCTATTGTTGACGGCGACACAATTTTTATTATTAGCACAGACGCAGAATATGTACTAGATCCAAATACTAGTGCTATTAACGGATTTACAAAGATACACCAAGGTGTTACATTAGCCTATACAAATAACGATAATACGTTAGGACGTACTTCAAATGGCGCTCATAGATTCTGGGGAACATCTTCAGATACTGATAGATTAGGCGGAGTTGATGCTGCTAACTTTGTACAGAAAGGTAGTGCAGTATTTAATCAGCTAGTTCAGTTTTCTGATGCTGGTTTTACTATTGGTGATACTCCAAGATTACGTGTTTATAATAACACATCTGGTATAACAACTGTTCCTGTTATTCAAAATCAGTTAAGTGATACAATACAATTCCAAACTACAGTAGGCCAAGCAACAAAAACTCCTTTACAGTTAATTGGTGCTAATATTTTACCTGGGGTAGACAATCAAACAGATATCGGTAGCGGAGCATTAAGATTTAAGACAGTTAATGCTGTTACATTTGCTGGTACTGCAACTAGAGCAGATTCATTATATGTTGCTCAAGACGACTATAGAACGGCAAACTCTTCTGCAAATTCAGGAACTATTGCCCTTAGAACATCTGCACCTGAGGTACTAAACGGTGTAAACATTACAGCTGGTGCACTAAAAGCAACATACTTTGTTGGTACAGCCACTGCTGCTAACTATGCTGACTTAGCTGAGATGTATTTGTCTGATGCTGAGTACGAAGTTGGCACAGTTATGGTAATTGGTGGTGAAAAAGAAGTTACTGCAAGCACATGGGGCAAACGTGCTATAGGTGCAGTAAGTTCTAAACCAGCGTATTTGATGAATAAAGACTTAGAAGGCGGTACTATCGTAGCACTTAAAGGCCGTGTTCCGGTTAAAGTGTCAGGCCGTATTAAAAAGGGCGATGAGCTAATTGCAGCCAATGATGGTTGTGCTAGCTTTGCAGTACCACATGCAAGCGGAGTGTTTGCGATTGCATTAGAATCAAGCGATGACGAAGGTGTCAAACTTGTAGAGTGTTTGGTTCTTTAAAAATAAATAAACAGAGCATATTTAAGGATATCAAATGGCTGGACAGAATACATTAATCATAGCAAGTGACTACAACGCAATTCAATCTAAGATTGCTCTTGTACTAGGCTCTGGCACTGGAACAACAGGTTATGGACAAAACGTTTCAAGTAGCCAAGTAGCAGCCAATGCTAAGATTACTACAGCGCAATGGTCCAATTTACGTACTGATATTTTACGTGCTAGACAACACCAAACAGGAACTGATCTAAGTTCTAGTTTAACTACACCTACAGCTAGTGTTAAACTTGCAGAAGCAGATAGAGCGGCATATTTGTCACTTGCAACAACTGCCGAAACTAATGCATTAACGTGTCCACCGCCAGTAAGCCAAGCTACTCGTTCTGATCTAGTATCACAGCAAGTTAAATCAGTAGCGTGGAACGGTGTGCAAAGACAAACTGTAACTGTTACTTTTTTAACAGCAGACGATGCTAGATATTTCTTTAATACAGGCGGACAATTTGAATTTAGTGCCGATCGAAGCGGCGGAACTGCTGGACTCAAAAATACAACATGGAGCACCATGTTAACTAATATGGGTACAGTTGCATTTAACTATACTAATACTACAACTACAGGCACTGCAACTACATCGACAATTGGTTGGTACGATTTAACAACAACAGACAATCTTATATTTGAAAAAGATGCTCCAGCAGGCGCATATTCACAAAACAAATACTATATCTATGCTCGTGTTAATAGCACTAGCGATAGACGAATTGCCACATTCACAATACATTTTGATGATGCTTCATTGGCCCCACCGAGTTATCCAGATCCTGGATTTGGTATCGACGAGAACGTTGATGGTACGTTAACTAGTACTGTACAATGTTATAGAGCAACTGGCTCAAACGTGTCAGTTCCGATCCCTAGTACTGCTACTACTGGCATCATTTAATAATTTTCCACCGACTAGCTTGACAAGATAATTAAAGTAGTGTATTATGTACATTACGGAGTTATCTTATGGACGAACGAATCGAAAAAGCATTTGCTGTAGCCAATTATATGGCTACTTTGTCAAATCAACGAAGAATTATACTAGAAGAATTTAACCAAAAACTAGTATACTATGTAAATGGTGGCACATTTAAAATTAGCCCTGAATTAATTTCCTTTACAAAATCCTTAATAGATTTAGGATATGTTGAGGATGTACCGTTTGTAGACGCCAACAACTTTCCTGTATTAATTAATAATGTACAAGAATTTTTTGATACTATTTTGTTAAATTATATGCAGTCAGTAAATGACTATGCAGCAAAATTTGCAGAAATAAAATCAAAAAGAAAAATTGGAGATATTGTTGAGCTATGAGCACAGGCGCATTAATTTTTGCTCACAACAATCCTGGGGTTGACTATATTAAGTTGGCAGTATTTTCAGCCCAACGTGTAAAAAAACACCTAAATATTCCAGTAAGCCTTGTCACAGATGACGTTGCATGGCTTACTAAGATGTATCCAGACCACCCGTTTGACAAAATAATAAAAACAGATGTTGGTCCTGCAACACAAAAGATATTCTATGACGGATCTTTAAGTTCAAAAAAACTTGAATGGAAAAATGTTACTAGGAATCAAGCATACGATCTAACACCCTATGATAAGACACTGGTTTTAGACAGCGATTATATTATTAGTTCGGATATTTTAAAAATTGCATTGTCTAAAGACGAGATATTTCAAATTTATAAAACTAGTTTCGATATTGCAGGATGGCGTGATACTAAGTCATTCCAACGAATCAATGCTTATTCTATTCCATTTTATTGGGCAACTGTTTTTGTCTTTGAAAAAAATTCAATAACACAAGCATTTTTTGATCTAGTGTCGTATATTAAAAATAATTGGTTATATTTTAGAGTATTGTACAGCATTGAAACAATAACTTTTAGAAATGATTTTGCGTTTAGTATTGCAATACACATTATGAATGGTAAAACTAACGGAGAGTTTGCTGTCGAACTTCCGGGAACAATGACGTATATACAAGATAGAGATGTGTTATTAAATATCGTTAACGATAAAATGAATTTTTTAGTTGAAAAGAAAGATCATTTAGGCGAGTATATAGCAGCTAAGACTAACGGTATTGATGTTCATGTGATGAATAAATCTAGTTTAATTAGAGTTATTGACGGGGAACAGTATGTCTAAAGGATTTCTAATCATTGCCGAAAATTCTAAATCAACCAACTATGTTGAACAGGCGTATGCTCTTGCGTTAAGTATTAAAATAAGCCAAAAAGAAATTAATAGTGTATCATTAGTAACTAATAATAAAGTCCCTAAAAAATTAGCAAAAGTATTTGACCATATTATTACAATACCGTGGACTGAACGTACGGTTGAGTCAAGATATGCAGTAGAAAATCGTTGGAAGGTATTTCATGTAAGTCCATATGATGAAACAATAGTGCTTGATGCTGATATGCTGTTATTAGAAGATGTTAGTGATTGGTGGAGTTATTGTAATAATTTTGATTTAAAATTTTGTAATCGAGTTAAAAATTATAAATTAGAATCAATCTTGGAAGATGTATATCATCGAAAAGCATTTAATGAAAACGGTCTAACAAACCCTTATTTTGCTTTACATTATTTTAAAAAGTCTGAACAAGCTCTCAATTTTTATAAAGTATTAGAGTTTGTTTGTAACAACTGGGAATGGGCATACAATAAATTTGCTCCAATTGCCTATCAAAATTGGTTAAGCATGGATCTAGCATCAGCGATCGCAATAGAAATTGTAGGATGTCACGAAGCAGTAATTGATACGTGCAGTCCTTTAGATTTTGTCCATATGAAATTACCACTTCAGGGATGGGAAATGCTTCCTGCGTCATGGCAAGATACTGTGCCGTTTGTATTAAATAGCCGAGGCGAATTAATCGTTGGCAATATTAAACAAACAAAACTATTCCATTATGTTGAAAAAAACTTTTTATCAAAGAAAATATTATCTAGATTAGAGGAGTTAGCAAGTGTCTAATTTAACCCACTATGTATACTATGATAAAAAAAGCGGGCATATACATTCTATTGGCAATGAAGAAGACAAACGCTATGAGCATGGTATACGCACTACCTTTGAAGAAGTAGAAAATTTTCTTAATCTTAAATGGAAATTTAAAGATTATGTTGTTGGTTATAAGAATCAACAAGACGGAACATCAATATTATCTATAGTCCCAAGTACTGATCAAGGATTTGCATTTAAAAATAATGTGTTTGAATGGATCACTGAAACTAATGAAGATACTGAATGTACAGTTACATGGAATAGTCTCAAAAAAGAATGGCAATTTAGTTTAAGCGATGAATTTAAACTACAAAGCGATAAAGTATTAACGCCTAAACTTGTGTTTTTTGTAACATTAGAAACCGATTTTGATTTTCTAATTAGAACAATTTTTATCGATACGCAGGATTTAATTTCAAGCAAGTATTTGCCCATTCCGTTTATAAGTGTAGTTGAAAATAAAATAGACAAAATATCAATATCGTCAAAATTGGTATTTCAAACTTACAAATTAAGGATTGTAAATGAGTAATATAATTAAAATTATTGATCAAGATATCATCTTCCTCAGTTATGATGAACCTAACGCTGAAAAAAACTACGCTGACTTATTAAGTAAAGCACCTTGGGCAAAGCGTGTACACGGAGTTAAAGGAAGTGATGCAGCACATAAAGCCTGCGCTAAATTAAGCGATACAGAATACTTTGTTACTGTAGACGCAGATAACATTATTGATCCTACCTTTTTAGAAGTTGAAATTGATCTTTCTTCTTTAGGTTTAACAAGTGAAAATGTTTTTAGTTGGTGCGGCCGAGTTCATGTTAACAGCTTAATGTACGGTAATGGTGGATTAAAACTATGGACACGTAAGTTTGTTAACGAAATGAAAACACACGAAAACTCAGATCCAACTGATGTTAAAGGCAAAGTGGAATTTTGTTTTGACGATCGTTATTATCAATTTAATGAAAGTTATAGCGAGAGCTTTACTAATGCTACTCCGTTTCAAGCATGGAGAGCAGGATTCCGCGAAGGCGTAAAAATGTCGCTTGATCAAGGTGCCCGTAGCGGAGACCTTAAAAAAATATGGTGGCAAAATTATCATAGATTGATAATCTGGGCTAGTGTTGGTGCAGATGTTGAAAACGGTATCTACAGTATACTTGGGGCAAGAGAAGGCGCCGCATTAACAAACTGTACAGATTGGGACTATAGCAATGTTCGAGACTTTGACTGGTTAACTAATTATTGGAACGAGCATTATGAAAATGCTACCGAAGAAGAAAAAACCAACCAAATTAACTTTTACGGTACAGAACTTAGAGAAAAATGTGGGTTAGAAATTGCTAATTTAGATCCGGCAGGTAGCATATTTTTTAAAACAGTTTATAATAATACTCCAAGAATTATTCGAAAACGATAATGTATGATATTATTTTTGTTGGCAATGATGATGAATTGTTTGCTAGCCTAAAAGAACGTTTTCCAACAGCTAAACGAGTTTATGTAACAACTACAATAGCTGATGCAGTTGCGTCTGCAAATAAGAAAGCATATACAAATATGTTTTGGGTTGTATGGGATGATATCATTATAAATCCAGATTTTAAATTTGATTTTAAAGTGCCAGCCTGGGACGAAGAATATGTTCATGTATTTCAAAACAAAGAATATTTTGATGGGGTTTGCCTTTTTCCTAAAAAAATAAATGTTAGTAATAGAGAAATTGAATATCGATTTTTTAGAAATAAAAAAGAAATAGAAATACAAGCAAGTGTACCTAAAAGATACGAAATTTTTTGTATTAGTACATATGATCAATATATAGCAGTTTTAGAAAAATCAACAACTGATATGTTTTGGGTTGTATGGTCTAATCTTAATTTACAAACAGGCTTTAATTTTGATTATTATATTCCTTATTACGATTCCTTTCATCGTAATATTACTCATGTATTTAGGAATGGTAATTTTTATGACGGGGTTTGTTTATTTTCTAAGAAAACTAAAGTATCCGAACGTGAGTTTAATTATCGATTCTTTACAAACAAAAAAGAAATAGATATAGAAGCAAGCAAGCCTAAACCTTTTGACATTGTGTTTATTAGTTATTTTGAATCATTTGCAGATCAAAATTACAAAGAACTAGTTGATAAAGTACAACGCCCTGTATATAGAGTTGACGGTGTTAAAGGAATACATAATGCTCACAAACAAGCCGCAGAATTAGTTGAGTCGGATTTATTTTGGGTAGTAGATGCTGACGCATTACTAGAACCAACATTTAATTTTGAGTTTCCGCAAGTTGTTTATCACGATACATACACTAAATCTATAGTGCATGTTTGGACAAGTCGTAACCCTATTAATGACCTGCAATATGGTAACGGCGGAGTTAAATTACTTCCACGGAAATTGACTTTAAATATGGATTTGTCAAAACCTGATATGACTACTAGCATATCAGCATCCTTTAAAGCAATGCCAGAAATTTCAAATATTGCCGCATTTAATACAGATCCATTTACTACATGGCGTTCATCATTTAGAGAATGTGTTAAATTAGCATCTAAGTCAATACAAGGACAAGTAGACAGCGAAACTGAAGACCGTTTAAACATATGGTGTTCAACAGGCAAAGACCGGTTATACGGAGAATATGCCATCTTAGGCGCACTCGCCGGACGAGCATACGGCCAAGAAA